AGGTCGGCGATGGTTTGTTTGTCTGGGTCCCATGGTAATCTGCTGCTGTTTTTGTTCATTTTTGTCGGCCCTTTCTGGTAGGCTGTAAAATTATGTATATTAATATTGTAGCATGCATCTACTGCTTGTGTCTAGTCATATCTGCATAGCATTGCAATTAAGTCTATACACTTTTAAAAAGCGCTAGACTTCCTGAGAGACTTAATCGTGGTTAATAATGGTTAGCAGGCTTGAAATCTTTTTCTTAGACGCTCCGTGCGCCGGGAACCCAATGGCGTACCCTCGGTTTTTCCGGGTGCATAATGGCGAGCCGCTTCCACAGTTTGCGCATTGCACCTTGCTGTACGTCGCCGGACAAGTCACCACACGGTTGCCTTCCGGAGTGCGTGTAACTCTGCGCTTTTCGTCGTGGGGAATAATCGTTACGGCGTCGTGGCCATTACCTAGCAGCGCGTCTACGTCTCTTGGGGTTTCTACGGAAACGTTCAGAGCGAATGGGGCCCCACATGCCTTCAATACTTCACCGTTGGCTTGCCTTATCTTTTTGGTGGCGCGTGTGTCACTAACTACGCTTTTATGTGTGTATATAATCGGTGTCTTGCGTGCGCTTACGTTAGCGTCTACAAACTGCTGCAAGCGCACTTGGCATATGGTTTCAGTATTATTGCCTTTGGACCATAGGTCTCCCCCCTCGTTATGCCTGTAGATTCTGCTGACTTTGTCTTTAATAACGCCTAAGAACGCTGGAAAGGATAACGTCGCGTACTCATTTGAGTCTACCCGTCGCCTATGTATCGCGCCATTGCCGGATTGGTCATAGCAGCCTCCACCGTCTAATAAGGGGCACGATTTAGGGCACGTTTTAGTGGTTTGGCTACGTGTTACGGATATAGGTCCTAGTTTTTTGTTGTGTGAAATAACGGTGACGTGGTGGCGTGTGCTTTTGGTACTCATTTTACCACCTCGCAATCACTAATCGAATAGGCTACGGTTTCATTTAAGCCGCTAGTTTCGTGCTCACCATAAAAGCCGTAGCACGAGCTTACTATCTCACCCTCGCCATTTTCTAGCGTGAAGCCCCACACATTACCCGTTAGATAGTGGTCGTAAGTCTCAACCTCGCGGCGTAAGTGTGCTTCCACCTTCCTCCTAAGCTTAGAAGTAATGCGCTTTACGCCGAATTCGGCGCGCATTTTATCGGGGCTTACGAATATAAAGCCGACTTGACCGCTGTCCCATTGGCAAGAAAACGGGCTTGTGCTTATAGTAATTCCGCTATGGTCGTATAGGTATAATGGCAACACCACGAAGCCTAATGACTTTACGATATAATAGGCACTATATAAATTGTCTAAATCTTTGTAGTGCTTACTATTAGGATTGCTCCAAGCCTCGCAGTAATGTTGGTTAGCCTCTACAGCCTCAAGTAATAGTGCCTTGCCGTCTTTATTGCCCAGGACGTAGCGTGAATGCTGGCAAGCCATGGTTCCTAGATTGTCCCATTCTCGAGGGCTTTCTGCGTCGGTGTCTTGGTGTATATCTAAGGTAAGTTTTGTCATTGTGTTGCCTACTTTCTGGAATAGGTTTGGTGTGTATGCTCATTATAGTATAGCCTATGTTCTATCCCTTGTCTATTCAATAGTGACTAAGAACTAAATAAGGTGACGCTTTTTTGTTAGCATGCAGGCAAGATGCTGTAATTGCTGGGTATTTACGTGGGCTTGATTCTGGCGCTTGTTAATGTTAGTCAATGTTAGGGGGAAAGCACGGATTTTTGACGTTGAAAGTCAAGCCGAAAAATCCACAAATTTATCTTTTTTATAGCTAAACCTGGACTAGTTCTGGTTTGTTTAAGCCTTGTACGGAGCGTGAGTGTATGAGTAGAGCGATGGTGAGGGAATGTTCCCTAGGATATGGGCAATACTCATACGCGCAGCTACTTAGCTTGGGGTTTACTCGCATACTCACTGGCCTATCGGGTCTACTCATATCCTCAGCTCATCTCTTTATCTCTTTATCTACTCATACTCAGTTACTCATCTCATATACTCATACTCATCTGCTCACACTTATATACTCATCGCCCTTGATACCCCCCCCTGCCTTAGACCCCCCTATAGGTAGGTCCTGCGTCCCACCCACTGAAAATTATACAACTTTAAAAACTCCCAAGCGGCCACATCTTCCCCTGATCCTGAGATCTCCCAAAGAATCCGACTGGAATTACATCTACGATTCGTGGAAACGCTCATACAGGGAGTACGAACCCTGGGTTGACCCGCACCATTACTACTCGCAGATGTCAGACAGAATAGACCGTGCCCGCAAGAACAAGCACAATAGCTTCATCATTGCCTGCGACAAAGACGACCCCAACTTCATATTCGGCTGGGCCTGCGTTGGCCGCAAGGATGTCGTAGTATACGTGTTCGTAAGGCAATCATTCAGACACGCCGAAGTAGCCCGCCGCCTAATACAGCCCGCATTATCTTTTTCATTGGACAGCATGATGCACGCAATACCAATTGCCTGCACCCACTGGACAAGAGCTTGCGAAAAGATTGGGCGGGCTAACCCCGGCTTACTGCTTTATGAGCCATCAAAAAACCCATAACCTTAAGGAATAAAAAAATGCCAAAGCCTGTAGAACTTCAAAGATTTAATTGTGGCAGAAACATTCGTGTTTGCCGCAGCACTCAGTCTGGATTCAATGCCGACGATAAGAGGCTGACAATAACGTACCACCACCCATACGGCATTGTGGTTAAACGGCAAGTGCGCTCCGAGGTGGAGGTGGGTTTTATCCCCATTACTACCGTTGATTCGTTTACCCCAAAAAACCCCGAGGACTTGTTGGAAGCCCTGGGTGTTGAAAAACCCAAGCCGCCAGCAAAGCCCAAAAAGCCAAAGAAGATTAAGGAGCCCAAAGCGGCTGAATAATGGATGCATCTAACGACCAGATATTAAAAGAATACCTTAAGCGTTTTGGTGGCAAGACGTTTAAGGATCTTGAAGATCTGGTTACTGCTGTTGAGGGGATGGGCCTGGAAACGGCCACCCCGATGCAGCGGGCAATATGCAGAATAGCCGATGGCAAACCCCTGGATGAATTGGCTAAGAATAGGGACGTAGCGGATTCCTTGGGAATATCCCTAAAGAAGCTACGATTTGTAAAGCCAGGAGTACCACGGGAATTAATAATATTGTCAGGCATTCGTACAGCTAAATCATTAATGGCTGCGTCTATTGCAATATGGGCTAGTCAGACTTGTGATGTCACCCACCTAAGGGTGGGCGAAATCCCAAGGTTTTCTATAGTATCTTTAAACAAAGATTTGGCCCACGTTGTTTTATCTCACTTAATGGGGAGCCTGCTAAATAGCCCCGCGTTAACCCGGTTAATTTATGACAAGCAAAGCGCGAAGAAGTGGTTAGAAAATGGCAGACCGGGGACCGATGAAATTGTCTTAAAGCACCCCAGTGGTAGACCTATCCAGATTAGTTGCGTAAGCGGTAAGCGGGCGGGTTCTTCACTTGTGTCCAGGTGGAGCGCGGGGGTGTGCTTTGATGAAGCACCAAGAATGGCCGGCCAAGACTCGGCGGTAATTAACCTGGATGATTCCAGGGCTGCTGTTCTTGGTCGGCTTTTACCCGGCGCAATGGTTACGATGATTGGCAGCCCTTGGGCTCCAATGGGGCCTATCTATAGAATGTACAACGATTCGTTTGGATCCCCGACTAGGGAGAGGATAATAATAAAGGCCCCTGGGCCATTATTAAACCCCTACTGGTGGACGCCGGATAGATGCAAAAGATTAAGGGCCGCAGATCCTACCGCATACAGAACAGATGTTTTAGCGGAGTTTGTTGACCAAGAAGAAAGCCTCTTAAGCCAATACCTGGATGACGCCACAAGAGAAGAGATGACCATACCGCCAAAGGAGGGATGGGAGTACTGTGCATCGATGGACCCAGGTACCCGTGCCAATGCGTGGACGTTGGTGGTTGCCACCCGGAAGGGCGATAAAAAAATCATCGCTTACGCGAAACAATGGCAAGGGACTGCGTTAGAACCCCTAAGGCCAAAAGATGTTCTTAGAGAAGCCGCGCAGATTTGTTTTTCTTATGGTCTTGGTTGGGCGATTACAGATCAATTCGCAGCGGACGCCTTAAGGGACTTGGCCGAACAATATGGACTAGAGCTTGTCATAGAACCGTGGACAAGAGATAATAAAATCCAGTTGTTCATGGATTTGCAAACGCAGTTTCAACAGGGGAATGTGGAGATACCGCCAGATCCTTTGGTGATAAAAGATTTGCGAATGGTTAAGCGGAGGGTAACGCAATCTGGGATATCTATCTTTTTCCCGCATACAGCCGACAACCGGCACTGCGATTACGCCCCGGCAATAGCCAGGGCTTTTGGCAGGTGGATATCGGACATAAGGGTTGACGCGCCAAGGCCTGGGGAGCAAGGTTATGGTGAATTTCTTTCCAATCAAATACTCGAACAGGAACTAGAGGAATTTAATAATCCAAAGGAATGGTGGGACGATGGCTGAAGGAACTTACGATAGACTCACAAAGAGTGGGCTTTTATCCAAAAGGATACTTAAGAAATTAAAGGGGATGCATAAAAGAACCCCCGGCGGCAGTGTTAAAGAAGATGTTAGAGAGCTAACTGCAACATTGCCTGGTGATAAATTCCCTATCTTTAATCGACGCAGCGCGTTAGCTGCACTTAAATTAAGAGGCCATGCTGATACCAAAAAACAGCGGTTGGCCATTATTGCCAGGGCTGCGCAATTTGCCCCAAAAGAAGCACGCGCAGCAAGGTCGGAGGATAGCTGATGCCTGTTGTGGATGGAAAAGAATACCCTTATACGAAGGCCGGGATTAAGGACGCCGAAAAAGCCAAGAAGAAAAAAGGAAAGAAGGGCGGCAACTGCCTTTTGATTGCGTTATCTACTGAAGGCGAAAAGATGAAAGGCAAAAAACGTGGGTAAAAGATATACTTTAAAGCTCAAGAACAAAAAAGATGGCTCTACTGAATGGGTAGAAAACGAAATAACTGGCCATAAGCTTAAGCTTGAAAATCTGCCGCAAGAGATCAGAAACCTACCGGAGGACTTAATAGCTACTGATCTTGCCGATCCCGAGAAAATCCATAAATACGATGCTCCGCACATCATTAGTGATTTGTCTGAAGATTATATCAAGGCGCAGGAAACCCCCAAAGAGATAAAGAAACTCAAGTGTGCGCAGGTTGGTGAACATGTACCGCTAAGCCAATGGGAAATAGACGTTGTTAGGATGCGCGTTATAAAAAGCACTGTTGATTCTATGTTGGTTTGGGCTGATCGGGGGATTGAGCCTGATTACAGTGTTAACCACCTATGGTTTCCCGATGACAATGTTAATCATTACGAATTAAGAAAAGGCAACCCGCCATCTAACAGGGACCGTCCAAAACACTTACATGGATTTAGTATTGAAATTGATGTATTGTGTATCCCTGAACGGGTGCAAGAATTGATTGATGAGAATCAGGCGATTGAAGATGCGAACAACGCCAACCATGGAGTGGTTCATGGATAAGAAGACGATGGACTTGTTGGAGTGGGCGCGTAATAATAATGTAATGCGTTTAAAGTGCGGGGATGTGGAAGTTGAATTTGCCCCGGCACCAATAAACGCAGAACATAGTGAAGCCGAAATGGAAGCATTCATTGAAGACTTCAAGAGGCAAGAGCAATCAAAAGACCAAGCTCAAGAGAAAAAAGAGCGTGACGAAATGTTATACTACTCCGCATAAGGGGGCTCTATGTTTTATACAGACGACGAACGCAAACACTGGTGGTTAAACAAAGGTGAAGTTTTTAGGAGCATCTTTAGCATTGTTGGCCATTTAGACGAAACCCAGTCTTATCAGCGCGAAGCCAATTTAAGGCACCTAAGGTTATACTCCAATAGATTGGCACAGGGGTTAAGCTCCGGGGCCTACTCTCAACTGGATAGTGGTGACAAGTTAAGGCTTAACGTTATTCGATCTGTTGTTGACAGTGCCGTGGCGCATATTGCGACGAACAGGCCCAGACCAGAATACTTAACCATTAATGGTGATTTTTCTTTACGCCGACAAGCCGAAGCGTTAGGTAAATTTATCAATGGCCAATTTTACGCGGTGGGGCAATATCCCCTTTCGATTGATGTTTTTCGTGACGCTGCTATTTTTGGAACTGGCGTTGAGAAGATTTACGAGTTCAACGGCAACATCCGCGCCGAAAGAGTATTCCCGAACGAAATCTTAGTTGATGATAGTGAAGCTATGATGGGGGATCCCCGGTCGATCTATCAGCACAAAGAAATCGTACGCGAAGTAGCCTTGAAGATTTGGCCTAAACATAAGTCAGAAATAGAAACAGCCGACGTAATTCGTTCAGAAGATTATGATGGCAACGGAACAACCGTCGATATGATTAGTTGCGTTGAAGCATGGCATTTGCCAAGCTTCCCCGGCGCTGGTGATGGCAGGCATGTAATTTGTGTTTCTAATGCAACTTTGTTGGATGAAGAATGGGAGCGCGATAGCTTCCCGCTTGTGTTCTTTAGATGGCAAAAACCCCCTCTAGGATTTTTTGGTACTGGTATCTCTGAGGAGCTTTCTAGTATTCAGGTTGAAATCAACTACATTGCTAAGAAAATCCAAGAGCATTTTACAATTTCCGCAGGACAATTGTGGATGAAAAAAGGTGCGGGGATCTCTAAAGGTTCTGTCACCAACCAAGTGTGGGGGATTAACACCTACAGGGATACGCCACCACAATTAGTGACGCCACAACCCGTTAACCCAATGTTTCTGCAATATCTCGATACGCTGTATAGTCGAGCATTCCAACAAGTTGGATTGTCTCAAATGGCAGCTACCTCGATTAAGCCTTCGGGCCTTAATTCAGGACAAGCCCTAAGAACCTATAACGACATTGGTTCTCAAAGATTTATGCACATAGCATTAAGCTGGGAACAATTTCACTTAGACATTGCGGAGCAAATGAACGAAACGGCACGCATGATTACTAAGCGTGGCGATGGCTCGATTAAAGTTTTAGCTGCTGGTAATAAATCCGTAGAGCAAATAAATTTTAAAGACATCAGCATTAGCAAAGACAAGTATGTGATGCAGGCAGCACCTGTAGCTTATGTATCTGGAACGCCAGCAGGCAAAATTGCAGCCATTAGAGAGTTGGCCCAGATAAGCCCTGAGTTTGCAAACATGAGCATACATTTATTAGACATCCCTGATGTGGACAAAATTAGAAGCCTAATGAATGCGCCACTGGATTTAGTGGATAAATATATTGAACGCATTCTAAGTGATGGTGAGTTTAGAGCCCCTGATCCAATGATGAACCTTGACATGGCGCGTCAAAGAGCAACGCTTGCCTTGTTAAGGGCTGAATGTGATGACACCCCAGTCGAGCGAGTTGAATTGCTTAGACGTTGGATTGTACAAATCGATGAATTGCAATTTGATGCATCGGAACTACCGCCGCAAATGCAAACCGGAGCAGAAGGAGCACCACCGGCGGGAATGGCACCACCGCCTGGGGAATTACCCCCTGGGCAACCACAACTCATACCGCCGGGGGCACTACCACCCGGCATGTAAAGGATTAATTACATGGAACCGGATTTAGCAGCAATTTTAGAATCTGTAGAAGGCGGAGCAGAAGAGCCCCAAGCAGAGCAGACACAAGAACCCGCGCAGGTCGAAGCTCAAGAACCAGCCAAAGAAGAAATTCCAGAAGAAGTCCCTAATCAATTTGCAAATTCATGGGCAGCCATTAAGGCTGCTGAAAAAAGAAATCTCGCAGATCGAGATGAAGTAAAGTCGCAGCGCCAAGAAATGGATTCTATGCGCGATCAATTGAAGATGGCGCAGCAACAAATAGAGAACCTGCAAGGTGGATTCAAAAACAACCCCCTGGAGTTTTTAGAAAAATCAGGGATGTCCTTTGACGACTTAGCGCAACGGGTTTTAAATGACGGTGCCGCAAGCCCTGAAGAAATGGTTAAGCGAAACGCCAGCAGTACAAAATCAGAAATCCAACAATTACGTGAAGAGCAGGTTAAGCTACGCGAGGTTATCCAAGAGCAAAACAACGAACGAATGGTTAAAGAATACCAACGTGATGTAAAAAAAGCTTTAGGTGATGATGAGTTTGAGCTATTACGTGGCTACCCTAATGGTGACCAATTGGTATTCAATTTAGCAAGTGTCCATGCCAGTGAGCATGGGGAAGTGTTGACACCGGCTGATGCGGCGCGTAGAATTCAGGGTGAGCTGATCGAGCAGCTTAAGAGCTTATCTGGGAATACGGCAGTACGCAAACTGCTTGGGCTACAGGATGTAGCCGAATCTAAAAAAGAGCAAGTAGTACCACAGAGCCAGAGCAACCCCGGCAATAATACTAGTACACTGACTAACGCACTTGCGGCTACACCAGCTTCAGATGTGCCCGACACGTCAGGAATGACGGAGTACGAGCTTCTGAGGAGTGCCGCTAAACTTATTCCCGATACAGTCTGGGACTGATCGGGCGGGGAAACTTAAAAAATGGCTATTACTAATACTACTAATTTTGATGCCGCGCTTAAGCAGATCTACTCTGCTTCTAACGTCGCTAATACAACTCTAACCAACCGCCCATTGTTAGCGCTCTTACCTAAGCGCACTGATTTTGGCGGGCGCAACATGCCTCTTGTAAATATCTATGGTGATCCACAAGGCCGTAGTGCTAACTTCACTAACGCTAGGGATAACGCCAGCCAGGTAAGCATGGATGGATTTCTCTTAACGCGAGTATCTAATTACTCTGTTGCGAAAATTGGCAGTGAAGCCGCTGAAGCATCCAAGGGTGATTCGATGGCGTTCTTAAGTGCGCTTAAGGCTTCTATTGATGGTGCCATGAACGCATTGTCGAACAGCTTGGAAACCGAGCTTTTCCGTAGCGGAACTGGTGTGATCGGTGTGATCGCGGCTGGTGGTGTAACTGGGTCAGTGGGAACCCTTACTGAGGCAGAATCTATCACCAACTTCAATGTGAACCAAAATGTGGTTTTCAGTGATGTCGATGGCGGGGTGGTGCGCAGTGTGACACCATTAACTATTACTGCGGTTAACCGGACTCTTGGTACCTTCACCACAAGCGCTGCGTTTAGTACCGTTGGTGGCGTGGCGGGGGATTTTATCTACACAGAGGGCGACACTAACGCGACCGCCGGGGCCGTTGCTTCGTCTAGGGTTGCCATTAGCGGCCTTGACGCCTGGTTACCTTCTTCGGCGCCTTCGGGCGGCGAAAGCTTCTTTGGGGTTGATCGTTCAGTTGATTCGCGACTGTACGGCCAGTACCTAAATGCGTCAGGTTATGCGGCAGCCACGGCTGAACAAGACGCATTGATTGACGCTGCTAGTTTATCGGCGCGTTCTGGCGGCACGCCGGATATTGCCTTCATTAATCACACCCAAATGCGGAACATGATTAAAAACCTAGTAAGCTCTCAACAGTACAACCAAGTTAATGCGGTAACGCATAAACAAGTTGTTGCCGATGTTGGTTTTCGCTCGGTCAATATCACCGCAGATACCGGTCAAATTGATGTTGTTGCAGCAGCTAAATGCCCTGCTGAGTCTGGTTATGTTCTTGAAAAGAAAACCTGGATTCTTGCTAGTCTTGGGGAAACGGTTAAATTTCTTAACTTGGATGGCAATAAGATCTTGCGCTCGGCTGATGCTGATTCGCTTGAGGCTCGTTTGGCCTTCCGTGGCAACCTGGGTTGTAAAGCCCCTATTCACAACGTCCGTGTACTGCTGGCTGCTGTATAGGAATTAAACAATTAAACTAAGGATCTGTCACTATGCCTAGTACAGCTACACTAGCAACCTTACGTGCGCGTGCGCTGGATTATGCGGATATGACGGATTCTAATTTTCCGAACGCAGACCGGGTTGATGATTACATCAACTCGGCTGCCTCGGAAATGTATGACATTCTCGTTAACGCTTACGAGGACTACTTCTTAACAACAGACACAATAACTCTTGTTTCTGGCACCGAGGACTACGCATTGCCCTCGGACTTCTATAAGGCCAAACGAGTTTATTACGTGTCCGGCGGTCGCCGGTTTGCCATTGATCGATTTAACTTGGATGATCTTAGCGGAGCCAAAACCGGACCCCTATCAACAGGTAGCGCCGAATTATGGTATGTTCCAGAAATGACCTTTATGGACACCGCCGGTCCTACCGATACTGTTGGTGAAATTATCCCACCAATGGTGAATGGCTGGGCTGATTTTCTGGCCATATCAGCGGCAATTAAGTTATTGATCCGCGAAGAGTCAGACCCTTCAGCCCTTATGCGCGAAAAAGAAGTGCTTAAGCAGCGGATGATCTCTATGGCGGAACCAAGGGACGCTGGCTTGCCCGATACGATTCAAGACACGTCGCGAAGATGGGCGGATATTGGCTATGCCTTTGATCCTGGGGCTTTTACTTTGCGTTATCGTATAATGGGTGGGAATATAAAATTCGTACAATACGACGCAGGGTATTAATATGGAACCGTGGCAAAGACTAACCACGGGAGATCTTGTAACCGAACAAATTCAAGATAACATCCTACCTATTGTTAATGCTGTACAGGATAGCGCTATACTTGATGGGGTTTTAATTAAAAACCAAACAATACGAAGCGCCTATTATACTTACGTACCGCATGGGTTAAGTAGAGCACCAAGGGGCTGGATTGCAGTTAGGGTAAGAGGGCCATCGTTCATTTTTGATGACCAAGACAACAACAAAGATTCTTCAAAATCTTTAAAACTTCGATCATCGTTTATAGATGCCGAAGTGGACTTGTGGGTGTTTTAATGGCTTTGCAGAAA